TTACCGATCTGAGAGCAGCCTAATTGGTGAGCGTTATAGTACCCACATTCAGGGCATTTACTTTTTTGCTTTTTCATGGGTGCAAGATAATATTTTTTTTAATACCTTTGTTTGTAACTAAAAAAAATACGTCATGCCAATGTTCCCACGTAACGGAAAGAAAGAGAGTGTTAAGAGTCCCCTTGCCTATAATAAAAAGACGGGTGTTCTTACAAAGAGTAAGACTACTTTGGATACAGGTACTGGAGAGCAAGTTAAAAAAGCTTTCTCTCTTACTATGCCTGGTAAGAAGGGTTCTGATAAGAATCGTTTCTATAAAATGAAGGAGGTTAGCTCGCTTGCTGGAGGAGAGAAGAAGGTTCTTAAATCGAAAGAGGTTAAAGTAGATAGCAAAGGCAATAAGGTTAAGACTAAGGTTGACGGTAATGTTACTATGACCAAGACTAAGAAGGCTGGAGGAAACTCTCGTATCTCCATTACCGATGCTAGCACAGGTAGAAAATACTCAGCTAAGAATGCAATAGCTGCTAATAGAAAGGTTAATAAATTAAAGAGATCATAAGATATGTCAAAGGTACAGAGTACATCCAATTTCAAGAAGAAGCCTAAGGTGAAAAGACCAGGTGTTATTGCAAAGACAAAGTGTTCTTGCTCTAAGACTTCTAAAAATTATGTAAAATCATATAAAGGACAAGGACGATGAAAAAAGAAATGCTTAAAAGAAAAGACGGAAGTACATCTCCAAGAGGGCTTTGGGATAACATCCGTAAAAAAGCTGAGTCAAATAAAAAGACTGGGGCTAAACCAAAGGCTCCTACTGCTCCTATGCTAAAGCAGGAGAGAATCATTAAGGCTAAAACCAAAAAGAAAAAGTAATGGCAAAAGCTAAGTTTACATCAGGTAATGAAAAGCACGTGGTTTATAAAAAGACTACCAAGAGAGGGGAAGGTAAAGTAGGTGATATCATGGTTAACCATCCTACTAAAGATAAAGGAACTTACGATACAATTAGTCTTACAAGAACAGCAAAGGCTACAACTGTTAAGCAGGGTGTAGCGGCTGAGAAGAAATGGCATAAACAAAACCCTAATCCTAAAAATAATGGCAAAAAGTCAAGCGTGGCAAAGAAAAGAGGGTAAGAGTGCTACAGGAGGACTCAACGCAAAAGGAGTTGCTTCTTACAGAAAAGCTAACCCAGGATCTAAGTTGCAGACCGCTGTAACCAAGAAACCGTCTGAGATAAAGAAAGGGAGCAAGGATGATAAGAGACGCAAATCGTTCTGCGCGAGAATGTCTGGCATGCCTGGGCCTATGAAGGACGAGAAAGGGAAGCCAACAAGAAAGGCACTTTCTTTAAAAAAATGGAATTGCTAAAAGAAAAAATAGTATATTTGCTTAAATATTTTATATCATGAACGCATTCGATTTAAATAGAAAAGAATATATCCGAGTTAATAACGCCTCGGAGGATCCACTTACTGATTTTAGTAAGGTTACTTTCTTAACTTCTTTTGTCATTACAGCTGACATAGCTAAATTATTACCTACGGTATATGATTCAGCTACAATTCAAAGTTCAAATGAAAGTTTAATTACTAACGCATCTCAATATTGCTCAGAAATATACACTGATGCAGATGGTTACGCTTGTTATATTTCGGAGATGGGGGTTTTGAACAGCACTACAAATGTTAATATTCCATACGCAAAGGTGAATGTATATGCTATGGACGGAAGAGATATTACAGCTTAATTAAATTACAATGGATAAAATTAGAAAAAACTTATTAGGTCGTGATGTAAAAGTTACACGCGATGGGAGTACTAAAACTCGTGAGGTTACAGGTAACAAGGTAGCTAAGACTACTGTTACTAAAAATCTAAGTTCAGGTGGAAAGAAAATTACTACAAGTAAGATTAAAGTTTCTCCAAGAGAACAAATGGTTGACGTTATTAATAAAACTAAATATACTGGAGCTGCTGGAAGAAAGCGTGTGCTTGATGTAAATCCAGAAACGAGCAGAAAGAAAACTACCTCTAAAGCTTTTTCAGTTGATCCTGCAAAAGCAAAGCAGACAAAGAACACAATGTCTGTAAGAGAGAAGGCTAAGAAAGTATACAAAGGAACGAATTTACCTAAAAAATATAATGGCTAAAATGTATACCACGTCTAAGACTAATCCTATTACAGGAATGTCTACAGATAATAATCCTCGTCAAGAAGCTCGTCAAGAAAAGAGACAGGTTAGAAGAGAAGAGAGAGCTTTAAACAAAAGCCTTAACGAGGGTATTAAAAAGCAAGGTAAGGCTTTAAAGCAATACTACAAAGGCACTCCTGTTGAAGAGACTGAATCTACTCCAAAAACAAAAGACTGGAGAGACAAGGCTAAAGCAGACAAGGGTGGGAAAAAAGCAGTAGTTGTGAAAGGCGGTAAGGGTGGTCGAGTGAATATCAACAAGATGGATGCGTCTTGTAAAAAACCTAAATAGAATCTCGGTTCATAAAGATAGACTTTATAGACTCGTAAGATAATTTGAATAGGCGTGGGTTTCCCATGCCTATTTCTATTACAGTATATTCTGGAACTAATTCATCAACCTGTCTTATGGACATCACATCTCGAATATCGAACATAGTTCTAACCAATTGCTCTGTTGGAGTAAGATCAAAAAAGTCAATCCCTCCACTATTAGTTAAAACCTCTTCAGCCTCGATATAGTAGCCTTTAATCAACATTTGGACGTAGGACATATCTAATTAGTCTGCGTAGGTTTTTTGCGTCTCTATAGGAGAGAGGGATTAACTGCCTGCCGTTTTCATTGGTTATTGCAATATCCACCCCAGCTCCATTAGCCCATTCTGTAACCTCTAACATTTTGCTCTCTTCCTTATCGTGGAAGTAAGATACTTTAGTTTTTTTTGTGTGCATTTTCTTTAAATCTTAATAGTTGATCTTGTTCTAGTACATACGAGTCACCTGTTCCAAGGTTACGAATATTCTCTTCTTTTTTCACATCCTCTGAACGAGCGTATCCAGGAAAACGAATTGTATAGTCATCCTCCACTATGGCGAGGACATACATATCCATCGCTTGAGGATTTAACTTGACAATCATACGCCCTTTAGGGAGGCGTGTGCTTTTTATATCTATTGCTAAATGTTTAAATATGCAATCTGGCTGACCTGCTGTATCATCTCCAAAGGAGAGGCTGAAGTGGATATTGTGCCACTTGCAGAAGGCGTACTCCGAAAGGCATCCGTCAAAGTCTATTTCAAACCCCGACTTATCCGAGGCAAATTTTTGGTCCACCACATTTTTCTTCCTGCTGAAGAATGATCTTGTGGAAGCAAGTGTTCTGAGGAAGTGTACCTCCGATTCATTTAATTTAATCGTCATGCGGAGAATCCGTTTTGATTATTATTATCGTTATCTAAAAAAGATACGATGGCAATTAGGCATGCAATAGCCAAGGCTAAAAGAAACCAGTTGTTCATAGTTACAAAGATATAAATAATTTTATAAAGTTAGTGGAAAGATATTAACATGAGAATGTTATGATCCACAATAGAGGCATCCCTCCTCATCATCATCATTTTGATTTAAGGAGGTGCGAAGAGCCTCCATTTCTACTTGAGCATCACTCCATTCAGGGTGCATGTTCTTAATTAAGTGTTTTAAAAAAAGCAAGTTATTTTCCATATTTTTTATCTTCTTCGTATTCGTAATCCATTAACGTGACAATTACAGAAGTGTAAGTATCAGTTTCTTCATTGTATGTCATCCATAGCTCTTCGTAGGTAGACGGCAAGGTCGAGGGCTTCTTCATAGGCTTCTTTTATCCAGTCTTTCAAAATTAGGTCTTTTCGATCAACTGTGGTCCCATATTCTTTCAAACCTTTTTCCTCTCTTTTACGAAGATCTGCAATTACACTTTCAAGAGTATTTGAACTTTTTTCATCCTTGTAATTATATCTTACTTTGCTTATAGTGGTCTTACTCTGCTCCATGTGTCTCGTAGTGCTTAAGGATAATATCTTCAACGAACTGTTTTTTTATCTCATTCCAGTTACCCCAATTTGTTTCACTTGAAGATGGATGAGCCTCTACTTCATATGCCGTTCCTGCGAAATTTACGATCTTCGTTAGAGTGTATGAGTATTTCATGTCTAAAATAACTTCACCATTAAAATAGTAGATAGTTTGATGCGGTTTGTCAATTGTAATTTCCATAATGTTTTAGTGTTGAATTTTAAGTTTAAAATATAATTCTCCATATGCTTGTCTAGGTTGTGGATATCCGAGTTCTTCCATTCTCTCCACAAAGTATTGGACAACCATTCTGTCCTTCCACGATGTTTCCATAGTATTTTCAAACATTTTAACTCCATGCAAAATGGTAGCGTGGTTCTTATTTTCAAACTCGTTTCCGATACCACCAAGTGTTACTGGCAATGTCTTGTACATCATCCAGTACACCAACTGTCTGTAAAGAATGTTTTCTCTCTTTCTGTTTTTCTCGCCTGTTGCGTTATAAACTTTAAGAGCCATGTCTTTTACCAAATTTATATACTTTCTCATATTAGTGCCAATAGCAACATTATGAATCACGTGACTAAACTTGTCAGCCTCCTCCTTTAGATGAGGGACATAAAGAATTAAATCGCTGATGAATCTTTCCTTACGATCATTTGGCACATATTCTAAAATATCACCAAATTGAATCTCTTTTTGTTTTTTTTCTGTTGTCATTTTTTTTTATTGATTTATCTTGTTAAACATTTCTTTCACCTGATCTATTGAGTGACTTTGAATAAAATCCCAGTAGACGAATTTGTATAGATTATGTAAATATTTTTCTTGGTACTTTTTTGAACCATTTGGCTTTCCGAGACCAAGTTCCTTACAAGTTCTATTATTTGTATTTTTCTTGATGTTTTCATTAACCTCCTTTGGTATTAAATTATTCTTTCGCAAATATCTAACATTTTTTTCACAAAATGCAAATAAAACTTCAATTATTTCTACATATTTTTTATCAACACAGATATAAACAGCTTCTATGTTTTCGTAAAACGCTTCTTTTGAGCCAATTAACTCCCCTTTCTTTAGTTTAGTAATTGCAACTTGTCGCAGTCCATATTGGAAAGATGGATCAGAATGGTATGTCTTCGTTTCCATATACCTCTAAATTTTTTTGTTCGTAATCATTTATTGGACTGAATCTTTCCTCGCTTCCGATCTCAGTGAAACGCTTGCACTTTACATCATATACGAATCTAACTTCTCCAACTCTTCCCACAAAAGACCACCTGATTTTCTGAATGTGGACCTGTGTTTCTCCAGTTGCGTAATCTCTATAGACCACAAAACCATTGTCACATTTGTTGAAGAAATGTGCTGAACCTGCGATGTCGTAGAGAGTAGGGACAACATATGCTCCATTCTCTTTTCTAATTTTAGTCGGGTGTGCGACAAGGAAAACGTGTACTCCATAACGATCTTTGAATCTTTTTACTTTTGTTAATGCCTCTGATATATATTGTGTTTCGCTCATCCCCTTTGGGACCTGATGCTCTACGTAATTCCACGGATCTATTACAAGGCAATTGATTCCGTTTCTCTTTACTAATTCGGCAGCCTTATCGAGAATACCATCTATAGTTACGTCCATCTCATCTATCTTCATGAAGAAGAACATATCTTCCACGAACTCACGGGCAACATCAACCTCCTTCTCAGTCATCTTGTTAATAGGATTGTAAGAGAAGAAGGATTTACCTATGAATAGTTCTGCCAACTCGGTGAATAGAATCTCTGTCGGTTGTTTTTCTGGAGAGAACATCGCTATCTTCCATGAGTGTTTAGCTGCAAGACGGACGATGATATTACTCAAGAATGTAGACTTACCTGCGTTGGGCGTGCCTGTAATTATCGTAAACTCAGAACCTCTAAATGAGATATGATCATCAAGCATTGGATATCCAGCCTTAAGTCCTGTAGGAAAACCGTTGAGGTATATATCATTGATCTTATCTCTAACATCATTTACCTTTTCAATTCCCTCTATCGGGATCTGATAAGCCTCAGCGATTACCTTATTCAACATCTCAGAACCGTAGGCGAGAAGTATCTCATTGGCATCCTTACATCCATCGATAGAATTTACATACCATATCCTCTCTCTCCCAAGTCTCCTTGTCAACTCCTCTCGAAGAGAAAGTCCTGCTGAATCATTATCTGTAAAAATTATGATTTTATCCTTGTCAGCAAAGTCATCAATACAGTTATCGAGATACTTTAGGTTCTGACTACCTTTAGAGGCCCCATTTGGGACGCTTACGACAGGGTAGATTCCACTTTCATGCAGTGAAAGGCAGTCCATTTCACCTTCAACGATTACACACCATTTATAGCCCTCTAATGAAGTCAAGTTGTAAAGGATCAATTCTGCTCCAGAAACCATACGGAAATTCTTTTCAGCATCACGGTACTTTACGTTGACTAAAAGATCATTTTTAAAGTAATTGAAGCAGATAGCATTTCGACTCTTCTGTACCTGAGGGAAGAACTGTTCTTCCTCTGTAACTTTAAATTGGAGCAGAGTGTTATTTGATATACCTCTCGACTCAAACCAAGAGACAACCTTATCACTCACCTTCTGCAATCGAGAGACAGGTCTTACGTATTCCACTTTCCTCTCGTTAATATTTACACTCTTGCCATCTGAGGCCGAGCATGATGGATAGTGGCACTTGTACACTCCCATCTCCACGTTAACGGAGAGACTCTTGTCCTTCTTGTTTGATCTCCCTTCCACACAGAATGGACAGTTAACCTTCTGTTGCGCTGGGATGTCCTTGCACTTAATTCCTAGTGCTGTTATTTTTTGGTAATTGCTCATATTTGTTTGAAGTATCCTGGTTCAGCTCTGTCTATTTCTTGTTGTGTTTTATAATGTACGCTTCCGAAAAAATCTCTCACCTTAATCTTCCCCTCCTGAATCTTGTATTGATCCTTAAACCAATTGTTCCTCATCTTACTCTTCCAGTTTAGAACTTTGTTGCCGTAGGTATCACACCAATCATTTCCTGCGTAGTGATGAAAG